GGCGAGCGACTTTTGGATGACTAATTTACCATTTTTTCATGGGGTCAATCAGAGCGCTAGGCCCTCTGCTGAGTTTAGTGAGTTCTTTACAAAAGGAATTTGTAAATTTGGAGGGAGGGTCTCTATAAGGGCGCCGACCTATAAGGATCGGAGTCTGGTTGACCCGAACGTTCAGTTGTGGATGAACGTTCGTAATGTATCTTGGGAACATAAGTATGCTATGTGTGTACCTAATTCTAGGACCGGTTATATGAGCTTATGCAAGTATGAGAAGCCTCAGCCCGTCATTGACGAGGAGATATGGGACTTGGCTTGCGATATGACTGAAAAACACTATTTTCCGTATATGTGTAACAGTTATATTATCACTCTGGAGGCCGCGGAGGCTGAGTGTAATAAGCAAACATCTAACGGTTATCCTCTGTCAATCAAATATCGTGTAAAGCACGATTGGTTGTTTGAAGAGGATGGATCATTACGAGAACGATATAGAACCATACAACGGAAGTATTGGGATCTACTATCAACTCCGCAAGGGGTGCGTACGTTTTTTACGGCGTCGCAAAAGTATGAGATGCGCACAAGGAAGAAGTTAGCGGAGGGAAAGATTAGGACTTTCACCGCTTCTTCGGTTACGCATAACTTAGCGATGTCGCAGTTGTGTCATGATATGAATCAGAAATTTTATGCTTCGCATGGGAAGACCATGAGTTGTGTTGGAATGTCTAAGTATTATGGCAACTGGCATCAGATGATGTTAAGTCTGAGCCAATTTACGTATGGTTGGGCGTTAGATGAGTCGGATTATGACTCTTCCTTCTTTCGCCGGCAATTGTGGGCACAAATGAAATTGAGATTTCATTTATTGGAACAACAATTCCAAACAGTTGATAATTGGAATCGACTGGTGCACTTGTATTTTGATATCATATATACCATGATGGTTACTCCTCAGGGAGATGTGATAGTGAAAGATACAGGCAATCCTAGTGGGCAAAATTGCACAATAGTGGATAACACTATGGGATTGACACGATTGCTGTATTACGCTTTTATCGTCATTTGGCGAAAACATTTTAGTACGGATCTCGAAAGAGTGATGGAAATAAGGAAGCGTTTCTCTGTGTTGGCAAGGATCAACACTGAGGAATCTGTTCTCGAGGAAGAACAGCTTGTGGCTGAATTAGATGTTATCGCTAACCGTGAATGTAGTCCGGTTAATTTTGCTAAGCACGTGTGTGCGAAG